CGTGAACTTAATCGTAAAGACAGTAGGAAATATTCATCATCTGTGTCCCCAAATATTGTGCATAGTTTAGACGGGGCAATAGCACAGGCAGTTTCTTTGTATTGTAAAAATCATGAAAGACCTATTAACGATTTATTAATGGTGCATGATAGTTTTGCAACTAATCCAAATCGTATTGATGATTTACATTCTATTATTAGAAACGTAGTTGTTGATTTATTTACAGAAGATTATTTAGACGTATTATATAATGACTGGAAATCCCAGCTACCTTCAAAGTTACAAACTCGTTTAACACCACCGCCACAACGAGGTAATTTAGATATTAATAAAATTAAAGAAAGTTTGTATTTTTTTAGTTAAATGGTTGCGATTGCGAGACTAATACTTATATTATGAAATCTAAACGAAAGGGCAATACAATGAAATTATTTGTTTATGGAACATTAAAGGAAGGCTACGCATTAAATCATGTGTTATCAAAAAGTAAAAAATTAGGTGAGTACATTACTAAGAAAAAAGGTTTTATGATGACAGGTTTTTGGTTTCCTTATATCTTTGAAAAAGAAGGATCTAATTATTCTATTAAAGGAGAACTTTATGAAGTTGATAAAGATGATTTAAGAAACGCAAATAGAATTGAATTAGGTGCGGGCTATGAGTTTAAAGAAATTGATGAAGATGTATGGGGCTATGTTTATCCCAAACAAATTGATTCTAAATCTTTAAATATTATTACTAATAAAGATAAAAAATATTACGAATGGAGAAATTTTAATGATATGCGAGATTTGTAAAATTAGAAAAGGAGTTGTGTATTTTGGTAAAACACTTTTCTGTGCAATCTGTGGTCTTGCATACTCTAAAAATAACTTTTCTTGTAAGTTAATAGTCTCGCTTACGAGATATTCTCACAAAGGATAACAAACATAGAGGCTCTCTTGGAGGTAAAACACTTATGATAAATGAAAAACAAATACACACTACTGAAATAGGTACAGGAAATTATCCTTATTTATTTACACCAGATACTCAATATGAGAAGAATGGTGTTTATTCAGTAAAACTTGTTTTATCCGATAAAGATTCAAAACCTATAGTTAAACTATATGAAGAAACTTTAAAGGCTAGACAAGAAAAAGAAAACACACAGAAACGATCACCTCATGATCAATACAAAGTTTTAAAAGACGGAGGTATTGAGTTTAAATTTAAGCTTAAAGCTAAAGTTACAATGAGAGACGGAACTGACTTCGAGCAAAGACCGAAGATTTTGAATGCAGATAAAACAGTGGCAGAACAACAAGCTGTTTACAGTGGTTCAAAAATGAAGATCGCCTTTCAAGCTATATCTTGGCACAACAACTTACAAGGTGTTGGTGTTACGTTAAGATTGAAAGCTGTTCAGTTAATAGAAATCGTTTCTGAAAAACCAAAAGGTAATGGAGATAGTAATTCATCTTCTGATTACGACTATGGTTTTGAAGAAGAAAAAGTTTCCAACAATGTACCTAGTGGGAAAAAAGAAGTTTCCGTTTCGCAAGAAGCGGACTTCTAAGTATCGTAGTGGGCTTGAAGAAAACGTAATTAATAATTTAAAACAAAGGAAAGTTAGTTTTGGTTATGAACAACGTGTTGTATGCTACTTCAAGCCCGCCACGAAACATAAATACACCCCAGATATTGAATTGGAAAATGGAATACTTATTGAAATTAAAGGTTTCTTTAAAAGAGAAGATAGAAAGAAACATCTATTGGTTAAAGAACAACACCCAAATCTTGATATTAGATTTGTTTTTGGGAACTCAAAAAACAAAATCTACAAAGGTTCAAAAACAAGTTACGCAGATTGGTGTACTAAAAACGGATTTCAATTCGCAGATAAAATTATTCCTAATGAATGGATAACAAATAATCGGGAGGAACATGACAGAGATAAACGACAAAATTAAAGAAGTTATAGATAGTAATAAAAACAAAAATAAAATTGAAAAAGATTACAAAACTTTATTAAAAGAAAACGAAGATTTAAAAGAAGAAAAAAGAGTTTTGTATGTAAGTATTAGAAACTTACAAGACATGGAAGAAGCTCATAAAAAAGTTAATGGCGTTCTTCAAAGACAGATTAGTGAACTTCAATTAAAAATTAAAAGAATGGAAGAAGACCGCCTTAATGCAGGCAGAATGGGTGGTCACGATGAATAATGATGATGATAGTCAATTTGTTAAACACTTACCGTGTACGCATTGTTCATCTAGTGACGGAATGGCTTTATACTCTGATGGCCATACTTTTTGTTTCGTGTGCAACACTACTGTTCGGAATGATGATAATAATGTGGTGGTTACAAGCGATACTAGGACAGATTTACTTGACGGTAAAACCGTTAGTTTACCAAGTAGGAAACTTACTTATGAAACTTGTGAAAAATGGGATTACAAAGTTTCAGAATATAATGGACAACCTGTTCAAGTAGCAACTTATTACGATAAAAATAAAAAACCTGTATTTCAAAAGTTAAGATTTAAAAACAAAGACTTTAAAACTCTTGGAGATATAAATAAAGCTACACTTTATGGCCAACACTTATGGAATAGTGGTGGTAAAATTTTATGTATTTGTGAGGGAGAGATAGACACTTGTAGTTTGTCTCAATTATTTAATCATAAATATGCGGTAGTAGGAATACCTAACGGAGTTAACGGGGCAGTTAAGTCGTTAAAGAAACAACTCGAATATTTAGAAAGCTTTGAACAGGTCATCTTATTTATGGATCAAGATGATGCGGGTCAAGAATGTGCTAAAAGATGTGCAGAACTATTATCTGTAGGTAAAGCTAAAATTGCTACGTTTGCTCTTAAAGACGTAAACGAAATGTTAGTTAACGGGTTAGGTGCTGATGTCATAAAAGCTATGTGGGAAGCTAAGACTTACCGACCTGATGGCGTTGTTGCTGGTGAAGAACTTTGGGAAGTAATTAAAAAAGAAGATGAAAAAGCAACGGCATTTTATCCTTACGAGGGACTTAATAGAAAACTTTTTGGTATTAGAAAAAGAGAGATAGTTACAATAACTGGTGGTTCAGGAATAGGTAAGTCGTTAATGACTAAAGAAATTGCTTACCATTTAATTAAAGAAGGAAAAAGAATTGGAATTATATCTCTTGAAGAAAGTTTAAAAAGAACTTGTGAAGGAATAATTGGTTTACATTTAAACAAACCTATTCACATAGATAGAAGTAATGTAACTGAAATAGAATTAGAACAAGCATATAAAGAAACAATAGGTAATGGAAAAGTATTTTTATATGATCATTGGGGTTCAGTAGAAGAAAATACAATTATAAATAAGATTAAGTATTTTGCTAAAGCATTAGACATAGAATATTTATTCATAGATCATATTTCAATTATTGTTAGTGGATTAGAAACTAATGATGAAAGAAAAACTATTGATTTGTTAATGACTAAACTTAGAGCATTAACAGAACAATTAAATATTGGTGTTATAATAATTTCACATTTAAAAAGACCAGAGGGAAACAAAGATCATACTGATGGTTTAAAAACTTCTTTAGGCCAATTAAGAGGCTCGGGTTCTATTGGTCAATTAACTGACATTTGCATTGGTTGTGAAAGATCAACTTCAGATGCAGAAAATTCTAAAAAGACAACAGTAAGAATATTAAAAAATCGTTTTGCAGGAATAACAGGAATTGGAACTGTTCTTCAATACAATTCAGAAACAGGGAGACTTAAAGAATATGAAACAACCAATAATTTTTGATATAGAAACAGATGGTCTAAACCCATCTAAAGTACATTGTTTAGTCTTGCAAAAAGATGGAAAAGAAATTTCGTTCGTAGGACGGGATATACCGAAAGGTATTGATTTACTTGCCGACAATTTAATCGTGGGACACAACGTTATTAAGTACGACCTCCCTGTCTTAAAACGTTTGTATAATTACTCTCATAGCCCTGAGTTAGTCCATGACACATTATGCCTAAGTCGTCTTATCTACCCTGACATAGCAAATAGTGTTGATTTCAAATTGTTGGCAAGTGATCGAATAGAAAAGTCTAGTGTTGGAAAACACAGTTTAAAAGCTTGGGGACAAAGATTAAACTTTCACAAAGGAGACTTTGCTGAAGTAAATACTTTTGATGTCTTTACACCCCAGATGTTAGAGTATTGTATTCAAGACGTTAAACTAACATCATTACTTTATAAAAAGCTTTTAGAAAAAGGATTTAGTAAAGAAAGTATAGAATTAGA